ATATTTATATAAAACGAAAAATAATATGAAAACAATCGAACCAGTCTCAATATGGGACAACGGACAAGTATTACAAGCAAAGATTCTTAATACATATGCGGTGAATGTTACGCTTAACACAAGTGCAACATTTTATTATTCACTATTTTCCGAATTGGAATTTGGATATATAGGCACACAAGTTGCACAAGGAAATCTAAACATGACTGGTGAAGCTTATGCTCAGTGGCAAGTAGATAGTTATGCTTGGGATTGGGTAGCTGAACAATTAAATCTTACAATCACTGGTGATTATGTTCAACCATCTTCAACACCAACTCCAACACCAACAGTTACTCCAACTGAAACATTAACTCCAACACCTACTCCAACTGAAACTGAAACTCCGACTCCAACTGAAACTCCTACTCCAACACCAACCCTTGAATCATAAAAAATAATTTGATTTTTACCTGATAAAACTATTGATAATATTAATTAATATTAATATTTTAGTGTAAATGAATATGTTATTATGAAATTAAAACTTGCTGAAATTGCTCAACTATTCGAAGAGTTGAATGGTAAATTGTTAAACTCTGAAACAGGAGAAAGAAGTAAAGGTGTGTTATCTCACAAACTAAGTGTTAAAGTAAAATATATCTTAGTTAATGAGCTTAATAAAAAATTAACAGAATATGTTAAAGAATATGAAGAAGCGCAATTATCTATCTTCAAGGAACTTGGAACACAAGAGGAAAATAGTTATATTGTTCCTGCAGAAAAAAGGGAAGAATTACAATTTCAATTATTAGAATTATCTAATATTGAAAAGTTTGTTGAGGTTCCTAATATCGATGTTGAAGAATTGTTTAATGTTGAAACCGAAACCTATTTCCCAATTTTATTGGACAAACTTTTATCCAAGACCGAAGTTTAAAATTTACACATTTCATGAAAAAAAACTCATAACATCAAAAATGTATGAGTTTTTTTATTTTATATCAATTAATATTTTTTCAAAAAATTAACATAAAGATTTTTATAAAAAAAATTAAATTCAGATAGTTTGCACTATTTATAAATTAAATAAGAAAAACAATGGCATGTAGCAAATATGTACTCACGAATATCGGTTCGTCGATAGTTAATTTCAGTTATAGAAGATGTGATGATTCAATGTGGGATTATCAAGTTGAATTAGAACCAAATCAAACAAAAAATATATGGGTGATTGATGGTACATATACTGTGGCACCTTCATTTGTGTCAGTTATATCATTGATTAATCAAGGGTTATTCCCACCAACTTCTGTAACACCTACTAATACTCCAACACAAACTCCAACCCCAACTAATACTATAACACCAACAAATACTCCAACTAACACATTAACTCCAAGTGTGACACCGACTAATACTCCAACTAACACATTGACTCCAACTAACACATTAACTCCAACTAACACCCCAACTCCGAGTGTAACACCAAGTGTAACTCCAACAAATACACCAAGTATAACTCCAACTAACACATTAACACCAACAAATACTCAGACTCCAACTAACACATTAACTCCAACTAACACTCTAACTCCTAGCGTAACACCAACAAATACTCCAACTAACACATTAACTCCAACTAACACTTTAACACCAACTAACACTTTAACTCCGAGTGTAACACCAAGTATTACACCAACAAATACACCAACATCAAGTGTAACACCAACTAACACTTTAACTCCGAGTGTAACACCAAGTATTACACCAACTAACACATTAACACCAACAAATACACCAACATCAAGTGTAACTCCAACTAATACTTTAACTCCGAGTGTAACACCAAGTATTACACCAACTAACACTTTAACTCCAACTAACACTCTAACTCCGAGTGTAACTCCAACTAATACTCTAACTCCGAGTGTAACACCAAGTATTACACCAACTAACACTTTAACTCCGAGTGTAACACCAACAAGAACTCCAACACCAACTGCAACACCTCCGAATACATTTACTGTAACTAATAGTGGAGCGTCAGCTTATATCATAAACGGACAATCAAATCCAACATTAACTGTAACTGAAGGTCAAACTTACACATTTAATATAAATGCAACTGGACATCCGTTTTGGATAAAAACAACACCAGTGACTGGTACAGGTAATGCATATAACGATGGTGTAACAAATAATGGAATCGAAAATGGTACAATTACTTTTGTTGTTCCTTCTAACGCACCATCCACACTTTACTACATCTGTCAAATCCACGGCGTAATGCAAGGTGTGATTAATGTAATTAATGTACCATAAAAATTGTTTTTACTTCAAAAGAAGTTAAAAATTATATTCAAAAACCCTCTACTTATCAGAGGGTTTTTTTATTTTATAGTAAAATATAAATCAAATGAAAATTTTTATTCAGATAGCTTCTTACAGAGACCCACAGTTGGTTCCAACCCTTAAAGATATGATTGCAAATGCAAAAAAACCAAAGAATTTGGTTTTCGGTATCGCAAGACAATTTAGTGAATCTGACGGATTCGATAATTTAGATGAATACAGGAAAGATAAAAGATTCAAAATCTTGGATATTCCATATCAGGAATCTAAGGGAGTTTGTTTTGCCAGAAATCTTACCCAACAATTATATGATGGTGAAGAATATACCCTACAAATTGATTCTCACATGAGATTCATTAAGGATTGGGATGATGTGTTAATTAAGATGATTAAAGGATTACAAAAGGATGGATATAAGAAACCTTTACTAACAGGTTATGTCCCGTCATTTGACCCTGAAAATGAACCTGCAGGCAGATCTCAAGACGCATGGAGAATGGCATTCGATAGATTCATTCCTGAAGGAGCTGTATTCTTCCTTCCTGAAACAATTCCAGGTTGGAGAGAGATGACAAAACCTGTTACATCAAGATTCTACTCCGCTCACTTCTGTTTTACACTCGGACAATTCTCAACTGAAGTACAACACAATCCTGAATACTATTTCCACGGAGAAGAAATCTCTATCGCAGCAAGAGCATACACTTGGGGATATGATTTGTTCCACCCACACATTCCTGTAGTTTATCACGAATACACCCGTAAAGGTAGAACTAAACAGTGGGATGATGATCGGACATGGGGTGAAAAAAACAAACACTCTCACCTCACTAATAGAAAACTATTTGGTATGGATGGTGAAACTCAAGAAGGTCACGATGGTCCATACGGATTCGGAACTGTAAGAACCTTAAGGGAATATGAACGATATGCTGGTTTATTATTCGAAAAAAGAGCGGTGGACCAACATTGTTTGGATAAACAATATCCGCCAAGTCCTTTAATCGAAGATGAAGAAGAATGGAAAAAAAGTTTTTCAACAATTTATAAACATTGCATTGACGTTGCATATTCAAGTGTTCCTGAAAAAGATTACGACTTTTGGGTTGTCGCATTCCACGGTCCAAATGATGAAACGATTTACCGAAGAGATGCCGATAAAAATGAAATTGCAGGATTCTTCAGAGACCCTGATAACTATTGTAAGGTGTGGAGAGAGTTTCCAACCACAATAATGCCGACCCATTGGGTTGTTTGGCCTCACTCAGAATCAAAAGGTTGGTGCGATAGATTAACTGGACAATTAAACCACAATCACATTAGTTAAATATGGATTTTTTAACAATAACAAATGAAGAATTAGATAATATAGATTTATTATCATATTCACAAATAATAAATTCTTTGGAATATCAAGGTTATTTTATGTCCAAATCAGGACAAGAACATTACAGGCTTTTATCTTATATTTCACAAAATCACAATTCAGTTAATATACTTGATATTGGAACACTAAAAGGGTGTTCAGCATTGGCGTTATCGATGAATAGTAGTAATAAAGTGTTTTCATTTAATGTTGAAAATCAATTAGACTTAAATGAGACCCCCGCAAATATTGAATTTATTATAGATAACGTTATTAACGGTAAGTATGATGACTTAATACTCAACTCTCCAGTGATATTATTAGATACTTTTCACGATGGTACGTTTGAGCGAGAGTTTTTAGATTATTTAATACAAATTAATTATAAAGGTAATTTACTATTAGACGACATATATCTTAATGATAATATGAAAAGTTTTTGGGAAAACATAAATTTATTGAAAAATGATATAACCCACATTGGTCACTCAACAGGTACTGGACTAGTGATATTTAATTAATTATGATAACATTTTACGATGATTACGTTGAAGGTCTTCTTGGAGGACATTTTTCGTCTTTTAGGAAAAATTTAGGTAATAAATTATTTATATATGGGATTAGTCGTGTAGCGGCAGATATTCTTGATTACGATTTGATTGTACCCGAAAATCCTTTAATAAGGAGAGAATTAACAAGTGTGGGTGGTTATGTAAATGAAATTTTTCCATTTAAAAGTATTACAGGACGAAACAGAGTTGAAACTCCAACGAAATCAATGGATGATATTGACCTATATAACTTTAATGGTTTAGAAAATTTTTTAAATAATTATAAAAATCATCATATAGAAGTGTTAGGTTACTTTACAAAATATGATTACGTAAAACCATATAAAGAACAGATTCGTTCATATTATTCAAGTTTGGTTAAACCAAAGAAAAATAATAATGATATGGTTATAATGTTAAGAAACAGTAGGGATGATGCTAGATTTGTATTACCCGATGAATATTATCTTAACATTATTGAAAATGAATCTTTTGATAAATTATATGTTGGATACGACCATTTATATAAACATCAAAGTTTAATCAAAAAATTAGAAAAATATAACCCAATTTATTTAGAGTCAGGTATTTTGGATATCTTTTCAGAAATAACCTCTTTTAATAAAATTATTGCATGCCAAGGAACTTTTTCATTTTGGACAAGTTTTTTATCAAACGCTGATAAAATATATTGGCCAACAACTAATGATGGTCCAAATTCAAATAACGAAGTTTTTAATCAATTTGTTAATTTAAAAGTTGATGATGAAGACCGATACACTTTTATTCCAATAGAAAACATATATAAATGAAAAAAACAGTAAAATTATCAAGAGCTAGTTTTCCCGGCGTTGGAAACTTTTCTTGGATGAATTATTTCGTAAATATTTTAAGTAAAAAATACGACGTTGTAATTGACGCAATAAATCCTGATATTGTTATTTATACAAATCAATTTTATCGTGAAAACGAATTAGATTATTATACAAATGAAACCGTAAGAGGTATTCACCAGTACGATGACTCGGTAAAAAAAGTTTTTATTAGTGGAGAAGCAAGACCTGATTTTAATTCTCATTTAAATAAAGGTGATAACTATTATGCGTTAGGATATGAGCATATTGATAATGAAAGATATCTCAGATTTCCAACCTTAGTGTTAGACGCATTTGTATTACACAATGAAGGTGGAATGTTTGAATCACCGTTTGGTTGGTTAACTGAAAAAAGAGATGGTTCAAAAATACTTGAGGATAAGAAACATTTTTGTAGCATCGTTCAAGCAAGTAATAATCCCGATAGAGAAAAATTATTTGACATAATTCAATCAAAACATTTTATTAAGTCTTCAGGCCCTTGGCGTAGAACGGTTCCTGATGAAGAAACATTAAATCCACATAAGTACCACAACTATTCAAACAAAGAGTACATAGGTAAAATTGATGGATTAACCTATAGGGATAAAATTGAATTCTTTTCAGATACAGTATTTAATATTTCTTACCAATTTACAAATACAGATTATTTGACTCAAGAAAAAATAATCCATGCTTACGCGGCAAATACCATCCCATTATTTTATGGTAATCAATATATTGAGACAGAAGGATTTAATCCTAAATCATTCATTAATTGTCATAATTTTAAAAATTTTGAATCTTTAGTTGAATTTTTGGATGAATTATATAATGACAAAGATAGATTAAAAGGATACTTTGAAGAACCTATCTTTATTGATAATAAATTACCAATTTATTTTGATGAGGATTACATTTTAAATTTCTTTACTAAAATTATAGAGTAATATGAAACACATCTCATTTAGCCTTTTTGGTAATGAACTAAAATATTTTATTGGTGCTGAAAAAAATATAATAATTAATAAAAAATTATTACCCGATTGGACTACAGTAATCTACTATCACCCACAAAACGTATTACAAGATTATGTTGCTAAACTCACCGATTTGGGAGCAACAATGATTGACGTTTCAAACGTTAAATTAGGTGAAAAAGAATCAATACATTTTCCATATTTTTGGAGATTCTTATCCTTTTTAGAAAACGTACCAACATTAGCTAGAGATTTAGATAGTAGATTATCTGAGAGAGAAGTTCAATATATTAGAATGTGGGAGGAGAGTAATCAAGATTATTTTATAATTAGAGACCATCCATGGCACGCACCAGTACCAAGTGGTTTATTTGGTATTAAAAGAAAAATACAAGAATTTGAAAGTCATTTTATTCAGTTTGTTAATACATCTGACTTAAGATGGGGGGCAGACCAAGATATACTTTATCAATACATGGAAAACATTGATAAATCTAATCTTCTATATTTTGGGTATGATAAAAAAGAAACATACATCCCAAGAGATAATAAACATTTTTTTATCGGTATTCAGTTAGACGAGAATGACGAACCAACGAAACCAAGCGGTGAAAAATGTTTACAATTTTTAAACGAATTAAATCTATAATTATGAAATACTGTTTTACAACACTAGCGGTTAACGAACCCTACGAATCAATTACTCCGCAATTCTATAAAGAATTAAAAGATAAAACAACACAATGTGAATTTTTTATCACAACAACTAACCCTGAATTACAAAATCAAGGAGATAGAATTTACACTAAATTAGTTAACCCTCCATTGCACGATTCAAGAGGCGGTTTTAGTTTTAATCTAAATTTAAAAGTTTTATCATTAAAACATATTTTAGAACATGAAAAACAAACAGGTATAAAACCTGAATATATTATTTTTACTGATGGTGATTGGAGAATGCATGATGGTTTTTCTGAAGAAAAAATTTTAAATATGCTATCTTACATGGAAAAAGATAATCTTGATTTTTTGTTTGAAAGACCTGCCCCCATTGGACCACATAAATTACAACCTGAACAAAGTTTCTTCCGCGAAAAACTTTACGATTACGATGTGTTTGAACATACAAAATGGGATGAGGCTCACGTTGTTAATGAACAATTTTTAGTGTTCAAAAATAATTGGAAATTTAGATTCTTCGTTCAAAGATGGGAACAATTCCTTTGGTATAGTATTGCTAATGATATTAGAAATTATCCCGATGGTTTTGAAATTGGTATTTCCGCATTAGAGGCAGAAATGAAATACGCATATCAAGGGTATTTTAATTTAATACAGAATTGTTTTTCATTTTATACTAAACTAGGAGATTTTCACACAAGATTTTAATGAAATCTAAAATAGTCACATCGTATTGGATGGATGTTGAGGGGTATCCATTTCAAGGAACAAGAGCAAGTAGAAAACCAAGATATTTGGGGTCATTAATAAGTCATTGCCGTGGTATCAAATTACCAATAGTTTGTTATACCCACAAAAAAAATGAACAAGAGCTTATCAGATTAAAAGACCAATATCAATTAGATAATCTAGAAATTAAAATTCTTGAACTAACTGACATGAAACTACACAATGAAATTAGTAGAGTCAGAGATATTGATTTTGAACATAATGGTCTTGACGGTAGAGGTGTGGAAATAATGTGGGGGAAGTTTCAAGTTTTAGAACAAGAACTTGAGGGGTTTGATAGAGTGTATTGGGTAGATATTGGGTTACAACACCCTGGAATTTTTCCATGGCGGTACTGTGTTCCTTTTGGTGATAAGTCGTATCACACTGGTCAAGGACCAGTGGCTTGGGCCAATAATGAAATTTTACAATATGACTTTACAAATTTATTTAACACCAAAATTTTTGATAAATTAAATCAAATATGTGATGATAAAATTGTAACACTAGTTGGTGGGAACCCACAAACAAGTTATGAATTTAAACAACACGGTATTATTAACCATGATATTATCAAAGATTTTCCAATCGGGGGGTTAATTGGCGGTGATACAAAACAACTTAAAAAGTATATTGATTCTTATTGGGATATTTCGGGTAAAGTGTTGAACAATAATTTTTTATGTACGGAAGAATCAATTATGAAAGTTGTTTATGATAAATTTGATGAAAATCATATTATTCCATTTTCATTTGATGTTCATCAAACTAACGAACACGATGAGTTTCATTTTGAAATGTGGGAGAAAAATTGGAATAAACCTAAACCGTTATATATGGTTTGGCACGAAATTTTAAATAGTTAAAAATATGAGTAATATAACATTAGTAACAGGTATTTGGGATATCGGTCGTGGAGAATTAACAGAAGGATGGTCAAGACCTTATCAACATTATTTAGACAAGTTTGAAAAACTATTAGAAGTAGAAGAAAACTTAATCATCTTTGGAGATGAAGAACTAAAAGAATTTGTTTTCAAAAGAAGAAGTACTGAAAATACTCAATTTATTACCCGACCACTTAGTTGGTTCACTAACTCTGAATTTTTTGACAAAATTCAAAAAATCAGAAATGATGACAACTGGAGAAGTAGAGCTGGATGGTTATCTGAATCAACTCAGGCTAGACTAGAAAACTATAATCCATTAGTTATGTCAAAAGTGTTTTTATTACACGATGCCAAAATTATGGACCAATTCAATTCCGAATATATGTTTTGGATTGATGGTGGATTGACAAATACCGTACATCCTGGTTATTTTACACATGATAAAGTTTTAGATAAATTATCAAAATATATTTCTAAATTCTCATTCATCTGTTTCCCATATGATGCAGAAAATGAAATACATGGATTTGAATATAATAAATTAAATTCAATTGCTGGAGACAAAGTTACTAAAGTCGCTCGTGGTGGTTTCTTCGGAGGTCCTAAACATACTATTAGTGATATTAATGGAATTTATTATAATTTATTAATGTCAACATTAAATGAAGGTTATATGGGTACTGAAGAATCAATATTCAGTATTATGTGTTATAAACACGCCGACCTTATTAATTATTTTGAAATTGAAAGTAATGGTTTGATTGGTAAGTTTTTTGAAGATTTAAAAAATGATACGTTAAAAGTTAAGAACGAAAGTCCGGTACAAGTAGGTAATAATTTGGATATAAACAAAGTAGGTCTATACGTAATCACATTTAATAGTCCGAGTCAATTTGAAACATTAATTCAATCAATGTTAGAATATGATAAAGATTTTATTCTTAAACCTAAGAAATTTTTATTAGATAATTCAACCGATTTATCAACAACTCCAAGATATAAAGAACTTTGTGATGAATACGGATTTGAACATATTAAGAAAGATAATATTGGAATTGTTGGTGGTAGAGTATTTGTTGCCGAACATTTTGACGAAACAGGATTGGACTTCCAATTCTGGTTTGAAGATGACATGAGTTTTTACCTTAAAAAAGGTGAAGTATGTAGAAATGGTTTTAATAGATTTGTTCCAAACTTATATTCAAAATCATTACAAATTATGAAAAATGAAAATTTTGATTTTTTAAAATTAAGTTTTACTGAATTTTATGGCTCAAATGACATACAATTTTCATGGTATAATGTACCTCAACATGTTAGAAAAGAATTATTTCCTGAAAAAACATCCTTACCTGTCCAAGGATTAGACCCAAATGCACCAAGAACTAAATTTAATAACATTAAAATACATCAAGGATTACCATATATTGACGGTGAAATCTATCTGTCTAACTGGCCAATTGTGTTAAGTAAATCAGGTAATTATAAATGTTATCTTGAGACGCAATGGTCGTTTCCTTATGAGCAAACTCTTATGTCTCATTGTTATCAAGAAACAGTTAAAGGTAATATTAAACCAGGTATTTTGTTATTAACACCAACGGAACACCATCGCTTCCATCATTACGATGGTTCTTTAAGAAAAGAGAGCTAAGATAAAATCTTAGCTCCTTTTTTCAAATTAACTTCAGCCCATAATGGTTGTAGGTTCGTATAATGACATAACTCATAAACTTTTTCTTCGGTTTTAGCTGATGACAATGGTATTATGTGGTCTATATGCCAGCCATATAATCCGTGATTTCCCCAAGACATCCCATCTGTGAATTGTTTTTCAAGGTGTTTTTTTAGAAAAATTGGAGGACAACCAATAACCTTATTAAATGATTTTGTTTTGTTAAAAGAATTTAATTTTAATAAACTTCTCATTCGACAACTTAAAATATGCCTTAACTTATATAAATTATCTTCGTGATATTTTAGTTTACGATTGTTTTGTGAAATTTTATTATAACGTTTATTCCGTACTAAAATTATTTCTTTATTAGAATGATAGTACTCTGACCTCCATTTATTTCTATCAACACGGGTTTTATCATACCAAATTTTATATTGTTCGGGATTCGAATCCCTTTTGATTTTTTCGTCCTCACTCTGACATTTTTTACATCTACTTTTGTAATATTGGATACCATTTTTTGAAACCGATTTTTTATTGAATTCACAAACCTCCTTCTCAATTCTACATTTACTACAAATCTTTTTTTCCATAATACTCTCTGAGTAGTTTCTCTATTAATGTTGATTTTTTTGTTTTATCTTTAACCATCCGATTAAAAATTTCAGGGTCTAAACTGATACCAAATTTAACTTTTCGATCTTCTTCTAATTTTGTAGGTCTTGCCATATAGTATAAATATCTGATGAATGATTAAAGTTTCACTTTATCAAAACAAATGTGCTATATATTTATTAATAAAGAAAAAGAATGGAATGGTATATTAAAAAAGGGGCTACCTTACCAATTTTGAAACTCCAAGTTGTAAAAGACGGAAGAGCAGGTTACCAACAACTCATGGAAGACCTTGAGGTCTCGACTATATTTTTTACCATGATTGATGTGGAAACAGGAATACCCAAGATTGTTTCCGCTCCTTGTGAAATCGTTAATTTAATTTTACCTTTGGGAGCCGCACCCGAATACTATATTTATTTCAAATTCACTTCAAGAGACACAAATACCCCTGGTAGATATCAGGGGCAATTTTTAATTAGAAATGACGAGGGTAGTTTAATTCTTCCAATTAGAGAGGAACTGTACATTAACATTCAAGATAGTTTTATTTCTGAAACCGCTTGTTGTTAATTTGATAAGTCACAAATTTCTGTTATATTTATTTACGATGAGCAAGGTAAACTTCACGTTAGTGTGAAAGCCAATAAACCACTCGTATATAGACAATGTTTACAGAACAAGAAATTGAATCGTTCCTACACGGAAACGATCCCGAAGAATTTATAGTCGCAATCGAATTCGACTACGCTTCAAATACCATCTACAAAATCAAAGAAATTCCTGGCAAAGGTAAAGAAATCCGTAAGGATACGTTTACCCCATTCGCATGGGTTGGTGATTTACGAGACATCAACTTTTATGGTGGTTCAAAAGCCGCTCAGAAGGAAGCCATGACCAAACATGGTATCATGATTGAAAAACTCGACACACACGGTAATAAAAGATTAGAAAGAGGTATGACCTTCATGGTTAAATCTCTGAAAGGTTATCGTGAACTTGTTCAATTTTTTAGAGAAGGTGGATGTGACCCGTGGGGAGAGAGAACAAAAGACAAAATAATTATTTTGTCTCCTGTTGAACAATATCTTGTTTCAAAAGAAAAAAGATTGTTCAAAGGATTTGAAGATTATAACCAAGTTACCCGATTGGTATTTGACTTGGAAACGACCGCATTGGAACCAAAAGACGGTCGTATATTCATGATAGGAATCAAAACAAACAAAGGATATCATAAAGTAATTGAATGTATTGACGAATCTCAAGAGAGGGGTGCTATCATAGAGTTTTTCAATATTATTAATGAATTGAAACCAAGTATTATTGGTGGATACAATTCTGCAAACTTCGACTGGCATTGGATATTCGAACGATGTAAAATCTTGGGTATTGACCCAAAGAAGATTTGTCGTTCATTACACCCCGACCACTCATTCACAAGAAAAGAAGGTATGTTGAAACTTGCAAATGAAGTTGAGTTGTATACTCAGACTTCCATTTGGGGGTATAATGTTATTGATATTATCCATGCGGTTAGACGAGCACAAGCAATCAACTCGAGTATTAAGTCTGCTGGTTTGAAGTATAT